TTTGCGTTAATCTTATCCGCGTGGGGTGAGATGTTCGCCATGAACCCTTCTACGATAATCCTTCCATTAGTGCTTCGCATGAGTTCGAATGCAGCCATGTATTTTTTTAATCCTTTTTCTTCTGGAAATGCCGAATGTAATTCCGTAAGAAATTGTCCCATCATGTCATTAAACGCAGTGATGGAAGTCATTATATATAATACATGAGATAAATCTTTAAGTTGGTCAGAACGGGTCAGTTGAAATGGTTTCACGTTTACCTATTCCATTTGATACGATGAAATATACTAATATACCCACTAATGCAGCAGGTTTTGCGTAGGCGCTTGTTGAAAGTGTTCCTTCGTCGTTAAGACGAGCTTTGCCGTGTACGTACATGGCGGTTAATCCAGCGGCTATTATTGCAGCCGAAGCGGGCTCTCTGAGGTACTCGTCCATATTTAATAGCCAAGTTTTTTAGTTCGCGTTTCAGCGGCATCCGAAAACAAGTCTTCACCTTCATCTACACCCTGGGGGTTTGTGTGTTGTTGGTTCATGGGCTTTGAAGTAATCGTTCTAAACTCGTTCTGAAACGGAGTTGAAGGTTCTTCAATTTCCTGTTCCATGGGTTCACCCTGGGGTTCATGGGGTTCCCGGGTGTCACCCATTAGGTCGTCCGTCGGGGGCATTTCTTCTTCACCCATAGGAGGCATCCCATCATCTAAAGGTGTTTGTGGTTGACCTTCGAGACCATTTTGATCATATTCGTCAACTTCGTCAATTTCGTCGTGCTGCATGTCAGCATCTTCACCCTCGACATAGTCTTCGGCTCCTGCAGACATATACGTTTGCAAAATCTGTTGAACAGGTATCAGTTCCTTGACGGTGTTTTCAACGCAGAGGGCAAACCTATCATACAAGACATCGTTTCTGTCGTGCTCGGATTGATTTTCGGTAAACACGTATGGATTTTTGTATAAATCTTTTGCGGCATTTTTGTAACACGTGTGAATAAACACTTCATTCGTTGGTAATTTAACTGCCATTTTCTTAGTATCCTTGCTCAAACGAACAGCTGATAATATTTTTACAGAGCTCACAAACACAGCCGCCACTAAATCCTTGAACCACGCACACCGATCCGCAATATTATCCGTGTGTTGCTTCGCCATTGTTTCACTCCACTCTGGTACGTCTTTCAGTAATTTTTGAAACATTAGAAGAACTTTACGGTTCTTGGACAATGTATGCGCTTCGCGGTACATTGCATCAAATACGTCGATCATGACTGGACATATGAGAATAGAGAGTTGTTCCATGTATTCGCGTTTAGCTTCAACCAAAATGTTCAGGTTATCCATTATGAGTATACGGACTTTTATTATCAGTTGTTTTGCGCATTTCGCCTGTACCGGTTCGCAGCCTTCTTTAAATTGATAAGGGTTGGAAATTCATCTATAGAATCTACACCGTTTTCATCTGTCCTGTTAGTCTTTTTAACTTTCCATGTTATTCGAATTTCGAAATGTCCCATGACAGCAACATCAAATCCAGCGTTTTCTAACTGCCGTTTAATATAATTGGTCGCCTGTAACCTGTCATATGCTATATACCCCATGAGAAAAGAAGGAATTTCCGTATCCACATATTTACGCCCAGTTTCAACGGCGCGACGCACTTTACGTGTGACTTGTTTATAGAGTTCTACGTATGTTTCCTTTTTCATACGATTTCGTTTATTGACAATTTGTGAAATTTCTTCCACGTTTATCATTAATAGTACTTGGACTAAATTTTTATTAAATCTAACTCACCCTGTCGAATAGTGTCATACTCTATATATTGAGATCCTTCAATCTTACTTTCGAAAGGTGTCTTGTCACTGGGTGGTTTTATATCCATTGGCTGTGACTGAACACCGATAACACGCATATCACCTGACACTAATATAACGTTAGATGTAGCAGAAAATCCGAATGGAAATCCACCCATTTTTACACACATGAACATACATTGATACAGCACGTGGTTCTTGGTTTTGTGTTTATACTGTCGGATGTTAGTCGTTTCAATTATATAATTAGGTAGACCTGTCTTTTCGCGTATATAATTACTCGTCTTATGAACCAATTTCGATATAATATCACTATTGACCTCGATTGTCTGCACTTTCCTGTATTCATTCATGTTAGGCGTGGGGTCGTTTAATATTATCTGATGAATTGGTTTCTGGGCACCCCCGGTAACAAACGTTTCCTTCCTGGTATCAAATATAAGTACTAACAATACAATTAACAGTAACAGTTTGTACATTAATATACAGTACAAAAAAAGTGCGTTATCATTCATATTTTTTTTGATAAATTACATTAGATGTCCCTTCTGGTCTTCAGCCCAAAGTGTAAACACAGTGTAGAAGTACTCGAGTTTATCCAGAAACATAAGGAGTTGCAGCAAATCGTCCAATATCATAATGTCACCGTTTCCGGAATACCCCCCGAGTACAGGACAAAAATCACACGTGTACCAACCATGTTGACAAAAAATGGAAAGATTCTAGTGGGGCGTGAAATACATAATTGGTTGGAATCTCTCCTACCAGTCCAAGAATTGGAAACATGCGACTTTGGCTCGATTTTTTCATCAACTCTGGACGGCGAACCAAGTAGTGATATGTTTGGTCTAGATGATTATGGTAAATCACTCCAACCGGCGATGACACGTGAATTGGAAGATAAAATAAGTCGTAAAGTTGAAGATGAACCTTATAGTGATATAAAGAAATAATACGCAAGTAATCGAGTATGAAACTGGTGACCGTGCAAGCTGCGGCCATCAAGTCTACATTTGAAGTCCTTAAAGATATATTAAACGATGTCAATCTATATTTTAAGCCAGATGGGGTGTATATTGTAACTCTCGATACAGCTAGAGCATCACTCATTGACATGTATCTTCCAGCTGAAAATTTTGAAGAGTATGTATGCACGGAAGAGGTGGATTGTGGTATCAATATGACTAATATGTACAAACTTCTCAAAACTATCACTGTCAACGACGTTCTTGTAATATCAGTTAATTCGAAAGAATTCATGAATATTGAAATCCATAGCGAACAAAAGAAAACATCAACAAAGTTTGCATTAAAATTACTCGATATTAATGAAAATCAAATCGAGGTTCCTGAAATGCACATGACTATAAACACACCTATACCATCGGTGGATTTTCAGAGAATTTGTAGGGACATGTCTAATATTGGTGATGAGATTGAAATCTCGAGAAGTGGTAAGGTATTACGGTTACTGTGCAGGGGTGACTTTGCTGACCAGGAAACGGAAATTCAATGCGTTGATGATTGCCCGACCATGTCAGGTGCATATTCGCTCAGATACATGAACATTTTTACAAAGGCGACTAGTATGTGTTCTACAGTACAAATTATGCAAGAAGATCAGAACCGTTTTCTCATTTTGAAGTATAACGTCGCAAACTTAGGAGACTTGAAATTCTACCTATCAACTAAGGTAGTTGAAGATCAGTAAGATACCCGGTCGCCGTATCAACAGTTTTCATCATACCAAAACAATTTTTAATTTTAATTTTAGGATACATCGTCGCCATGAAACTCTCATCATAATAAAACATATCACTTATCTTCATCTTTTCACCGTAAAAATCTGAATACGGACCGGAATACCGTCTGATTTTTTCGAGAATATCCTTTACAGGCTTATCACCCGTATCTAACAACTGCGCACTCGATAAAGGTATATGGAAACTCATGGTTTTCATTTTTTTGGGTGGCCATGTATAGTCAGTCTTAGACGTTAGAAATTTATAGATTTTATTATTGTACCAAAATTTAACTCGTATGATAAGCTTATTCACGGCATCTGGTGGCGACGGAATTGTCTCATTCATACCCACACGTGCAAGATATGTTGATGTACTCGGTTCAATTTGTTCATGTTCACATAACCAAAAAGCATCGCTCGTTTCGTATTCTTTCGTGTGATCGACGTAATATTCCACATACCTATCAACGATCGTGAAATCATGTTTACTGAATAAAAAATTCATAACGTTTTTAAACGTGTAGATTGTGTTAATTAAAAGCGAGCGGAGTAGTTTAATCATTGATATACATGGAAGGTAATTTTTTAAGCCGGTATAATAACCGAGTGGATGAATGGATGTCAAAAATAGATGATGATCCATGTAATAAGAATATATATCAAAGCGAGTTATCGGATTATATAGCCAAGTGTATGCCGTACATTCAACAATATATGACAGAAGATACGAATATTGAAGTTAGCACCGATAACGCATTTAATTGTAAGGTAACCACCGGGTTACAAAAAAAGGATATATACACAGATTACCTAATTGATGTAGAGAAGAAATCGTTACCACGCGTGACCGAACGCATGGTAACTGATATATGCCACAATTGCCCGGGTAGTAATGTCGTATACTATCACGATACGAGTGATTTGGTGTGTGACTCTTGTGGTATGATCATAGACGTTCTGATAAGTCAGGAACTTACATATAGGGAAGAGCAGGAGACTTCGGAGAAAGTTATAAATTATTCATATAAACGAGATAATCATTTCAACGAATGGTTATCACAATTCCAGGCACAAGAAATGACAACGATACCTAAAGAAGTCATCGAACAATTGCGAAATGAGTTCAAAAAGATCAAGATTAAGAATTTGAATGAGATCACACACGCTAAAGTGAGGGGGTTATTAAAAAAACTGAAACTTAATAAATATTATGAACACGTACCTTATATTTCGAATATTTTGAGTGGAATAAAACCACCTAAAATGCCCGTCGAATTAGAGGAACAATTACGTATGATGTTTAAAGATATTCAGAAACCATTCGATAACAACTGTCCAGTAGAACGTAAAAACTTTTTGAGTTATTCGTATGTTTTATATAAATTTTGCGAACTCTTGAGTGAAGATTCGTATCTAAAATACTTCCCTCTTTTGAAATCGAAAGAAAAGTTACATCAACAGGATATCATATGGAAAAGGATATGCATAGAATTGCATTGGGAGTATATACCCACGATTTAATCCACAGTAACTCGGATCACTTCCGAATGTGCCCCAGCAGACGGTGGAAAATTGACAAGGTACGCCTCTTGTAAATTCAATAACTTTAGATAATTTCTCGCTTGTGACACCATTACATCTGTAATATTTTTAACCGTCTTCAGTTCAACGACTGTCGTTTTATCGATGATAATATCCGCACGAAGATTTCCTATCGTATGCCCCTTGAATGTGATGGGTATTATACGTTCCGTCTCATATGAAACACCATTCTCACGTAAAAGCACCTCTATGGCGTTGTGATACACACGCTCGCTAAAACCTGGTCCAAGAATGGTATAAATCTCGGCGACGTATTCGTGTATCATTTGTATACAATGTACACTATTCTTTATACACTTAAAGAGTATACCCGTATATTCAATGTGTGGCGTTCCAACCACACCCGTTATACACGAGGCTGGTAATACAGCCCAACGCACCGTTCCTATAGCTCAGCTGGTTAGAGCGTGGTGCTTATAACGCCAAGGTCATGGGTTCGAGCCCCGTTTGGAACATTTTTTAGATACATATCCTGTATGTAAAAAATGCGACATTTTAAATTCTAAAAAAACTAACAGTACATTAAATGCCTGAGCCGGTATACACATTAAATTTATCAGACGAAGCTGACGGAATGGTTCCCATTGATTCAAATTCTAGATCGAATGCATTCGTGGCAGAGGACCCTAAAAAAAATGTAAGTGATTATAAAGACGATATGGATTCTACTCCTATATCTGATGTTATGATGCAATCTCAAGACCAATCTTTCGATTCACCCATGATGGGTGCCGACCCCCGTGCCGTTCAGATGGCACACCAACAGGTCCTGATGGCACCCCAGCCCGCACAGGCTGCTACAGCCATTCAGGAAAGCGGTAAATCTGACAAGAAGAAAAAGAACCCGTTCGATTTGACAGACGAGCAACTCGAGGCACTCATCGTTGTATTAGCGACAGGTGTCGCCATCAGCAAGCCCATTCAAGAGAAACTCGCGGGCTCTGTGCCTAGGTTTTTGAACGCCCAAGGAAACCGAAGTTTGGTCGGACTGGCCTCTACAGGGACGGTAGCTGCTATAGTTTTCTACATTGCCCGTAAGTATTTTTAATACATATCGAGTACGCGACCACCTGTGACACCATACGCCGTTAGTAATCCCAAAAGTAACGCGACCATTGTCGCGACCATGGGTAACCACGCTGTTTTCACGTCTTCACCGTAATTCTCATATCCCTGCTTTAACTGAGACCATTTAGCTCCTTCAGTTAATCCAACGAGAATTCCAGTAGCTATCGTCAGTGTTATGACCACACTCGTCGTATTTAAACTCACAAGCAAATTCGTATTCCCCAAATACCAGATAAGCGCCGGTATCGCGACAGTTAAATTCAACATGTTTACATAATAAGGCATCTTAATACGCGTGGTGAAAGCACTTGCCATGATCGCGAACCACATGAGTAAGGATATGAGTACCCTGGACGCGGTCGGTTGTCTGAGATTAAATTCAGTCATATACATTTATGTAACATTATTTATCAACTATCTTTTTACCACAAAAGGGGGTCACTTGATCTATGTTTTCGTATATACCTATGCGTATAGCCTCGTTTTTTAGTTCGTTATAGTTATCCCAGAAATCATTACTATGCGAATACTCTGTGACGGTACAATGTGTGAGTTCGTGCAAGAGTACATGAAATACATTATTAGATGTACCGTCTATGCATATACCAATTTCCCCACCTTTATTGGAATTGTATCCAACACCGGATAAGAGAGATCCCCTGTATGCAACGATAGGTATCTCATTGTGTAACATCTTGTATTTCTCATCGCCGTTCGTTTTCAAATGTTCCCTGAATAGTTTGTATTTTTCCTTCACTTCGAGTAACACGGGATCTTCTTTGAAATTACAAAATAATACTATGTTAACTAGTAACAATACGATCAGTGCTATCATTTCTATATACAAATATAAATTTGCTGTAGAGTTCGGATATCGGGTTCCCACGAAGTGTTTTCCATAATTTCATAGCAAATCCATTATTTTCCAAGTGCGTGATCAACATATCTTTATGTGCGAGTGGTTCTGCTTTTGGACCGTCTGCATAGTACGGTGTATCCGCTAAGTGGACAAACAATTTTTCACCGAAATCGCCGTTACTCGTCCCTTTCAGTTTAAAAAAATTGCCATGTGAATCTGTAAACGGTGTTTTAAACAGTATCTGTTCGGAATCTGGAATGATACCGATAAATACCCCACCGGGTTTGACGCGTTTTTTTATTTCTTTGAGTGTATCCGAAAATAATGCACGAGATTGAAAAATATAATGAAGTGCGAAATTGTAACACACGACATCATACTTTCTATTAGGACACACACGAATATCTCCATGGTAGAAGTTTACATGCATTTTCATATTTTTAGCCCGTGTTCGCGCTTCGTTTAACGCTTCTAAACTTGGTTCGCACATACTTATATTCGCACGCACCTTGGACCATTTTTGAAGATCACCACCGAACCCACATCCCACGTCGAGAATACTATCACCTTCTCGTGTCACACTTTCAATCAGTGACCTCTTCTCATCGTTATGTAA